ATGTCTGAGGACCGCACACCCCGCTGCTACGGCGCGATCCCCTTCCGAGCGCTGCGCGACAAGCGCCTGGCCGGCATCCCGCTCGCCCTGCTCGGCATCATCGCCGCGCACGATCGCTTCGGCCATGCCGGCCAGGGTTGCACCGCCTCACAAGGCCGCCTTGCGGAGCTTGTCGGCTGCCATCGCCAGGCGATCAACGCTGCCATCCGCAGGCTCGAAGAGCTGGGCTACATCTCGTGCGGAGTGTTCGGCAAAGCTGACCGGCGGATGACCTATTCCGTCCTCTACACCGAGGCGGACGCCGAGGCATTCAGCAGCAAGAAGGACCGCCCCAAGCGCGCGCAAGCATGTCCGCCCCAGCAGACATCCCCCGCGCCGACATGTCCGCCAGATCGGACATGTCAAGCCATTGAAAATCATGACGCTTTTCACGAAACAGGGGCAAAAACCCGCTCGCTAGCGCAAGCGGAATATATTCCGCTAAAGCGGAGAGAAGAAAGAAAGAGCGGCTTTTCGATGCAACACGGGGCGGCACCTGAGCCTCCCGACATCGGTCCCGAGGATGATCCCACGGGCTACCCGCACAGTCAGGCTCTCGCCAACGATCGCCTGTGGCAGCGACACTGCGCCGTCAAAGGCCGACCGAGCCTGTCGGCCAATCTCGGGAGGCGCCGATGAGACCGGCCCGACAAGCCCGCCGCACCAAGCGGACGACCAAGCCGAAGCCGACACCCGCCCGGCCCGTGCTGAACTGGGCGCAGCGGCACGAGGCCGACCGCGACGAAGCCGACGAGGCCGTCGCTCGCCGGCTGATGGAGGATCGCGCGCATGGGTAGCTCGATCTACTCGACCAGGCGCTGGCGGAAGCTGCGCGCCGCGAAGCTGAACGAGCAGCCGCTCTGCGAGCCCTGTCTCAAGCGTCTGAAGCTCGTGCCGGCATCGAGCGTCGATCACATCGAGGCAATTGCTGCCGGCGGCGATCCCTATCCCGATCTCGATGGGCTGATGTCGATGTGCACCAGCTGCCATTCCGTGAAGACGAACGCAAAGGACAACCCGCATCGGTTCGGCAAGAGGTGGACAGCGGCCCTCAAGGGCTGCGGCATCGACGGTCGCCCGCTCGATCCCGAGCATCCTTTCCACGCCGTGGAACCCGTGAAACCCGCATGAAACTGGTGGAACCAATGGAATTGATCCAACTCAATCCCCCGACTTCGCCCGTCCTCAGCCTCGATGAGGCGAAGGTCTGGCTTCGCGTCGATACCGACGACGACGACGACATGCTGGCGGCAATGATCGCGGCGGCCACGGCCCGCTTCGATGGCCGCGATGGTGTGCTCGGTCGCGCCCTCGCACCGCAGACGTGGCAACTGCGAATGTTGCGCTTCCCTCCCATCATCACGCTACCGCTGCCACCTACTATTGCAGTGGAAGCTATCGAGTACATCGACACCAACAACGTGGCACAGACCCTCGCCCCATCAGCATACGAGGCGAGCGTCGGCGGATGGCGAGCAGCGCGCGTGGTGCCGGCCACGGGCACGACATGGCCCGCCACCAAGAGCAGCCACCTCGACACGGTGCGCATCACCTTCCGCGCGGGATACGAGAGTGCAGGCAGCCCGCCCCTCGTGTGTGTGCCTGAGCCTATCAGGCACGCCATGCTGATGCTGCTAGCTGACTGGTACGACCAGCGCGGCAACGTGGTGGTGGGCGGCGGGGGGGCGGTGGCTCCGATGCCGTTCGCAACAGAAGCATTGATCGCGCCTTATCGTGCATCATCGCTCGTGTAGGGGTAGGGGGGTCAATCGCGAGACGAAGCGGACGCCACGCCGGCGGCCTTCAACTAAAATTCAGTAAGTCGGGAATCGAGGAAAAATCGGTGGGAACGCGCGGTCCTGGAGCGAGAAAAAGTTTAGTGCCAGTGCAGCCTGGAGGGCCGCAAGGCGCGCTCGATCTGTTCGTTGAAAGCGATCGGATCAACCTCAAACCGCCCGTGTGGGAAGCGCCAGGGCTCACCCGCAGCGAGCGCGTAATCGCATTCGTGGAGACGCTGACCATCACCGCCGGCCCGCTCGCCGGAACTAAGTTGAAGGTGCGCGACTGGCAGCAGACTTTCATCCGTGATCTCTACGATCCGAGCGCCGAGGATGGATCGCGCCTGGTGCGCACAGCCATCCTGTCGATGGCCCGAAAGAACGGCAAGACGGGCTTGTTGGCCGGCCTCGCACTCGCGCACCTAGTAGGACCAGAAGCCGAGTCGCGTGGACAGGTCATTTCGTGCGCGGTCGATCGCAAGCAGGCGACGATTCTCTATGACGAAATGGTCGCCATGCTGCTCGCGCACGACGACCTGGCGCCGCGTGTAAACATCCTCACCACGCAAAAGAAGATCAGCGACGCGATCACGGGGTCGACCTACCAAGCCTTGTCGGCCGACTTCCGGAGCATCCACGGGCTGTCGCCGACGTTCGTGATTTATGATGAGGCCGCCCAAGCCCGCGATCGGCGACTCTGGGACGCCGTATCGACGGCCGGCGGTGCCCGCGCGCAGCCGCTCAAGGTGCTGATCTCGACGCAGGCGGATAGCGATATCCATTGGTTCAGCCAGCTCGTCGACTACGGCCAGCAGGTCGTCGAGCGCCGCATCGCAGACCCGACCTTCTTGCTGCGCCTATACGCGGCACCGGACAAGGCCGACCCGTGGGACGTGGAGACGTGGCGCCTCGCCAACCCGGCCCTCGATGACTTCCGATCGCTCGCCGATATGGCGGAGCTCGCCGAGCGCGCGCGCCGCATCCCGGCCTTCGAGGCGGCCTTCAGAAACCTCAACCTGAACCAGAGGATCGACGCCGGCGAGCGCTTCATTCCGGCGGTCGAATGGGACGCCTGCGCCGGCACAGTCGACCGCGAGGATCTGATCGGGCGCGAGTGTTTCGGCGGTCTCGATCTCGGGTCAACCAGCGACTTGACGGCCCTCGTGCTCGTGTTCCCCGACGACGTTGGCGGGTTCGATGTGTTGCCCTTTTTTTGGTGCCCGAAAGAAAAGCTGAAGGAGCGCGAAGACACGTCCGGCGTGCCCTACTGGTCCTGGTCTCAGCGTGGGCACATCGAGGCGACACCAGGTCGCGCGACAGACTATGGGTATGTGGCGCGCCGGCTCGGCGAGCTGGCGAGCGAGTACCGCATCAAGGCGGTTGCATTCGACAGGTGGAGGATCGACGGCCTGAAGCGCGACTTGGCCAACGAGGGAATCGATCTGACGCTCAGCGAAGCCGGCCAGGGTTACAAGGATATGTCCCCCGCCGTGGACATGCTCGAAGGCTTAATTCTTCAACGCAGGCTGCGACACGGCGCGCACCCCGTACTCACCTGGTGTTGCAGCAACGTCATCTTGCAGCGTGACGCCGCTGGTAATCGCAAGCTGGACAAGGAGCGCAGCCGGGAAAAAATCGACGGCATGGTGGCGCTGGCGATGGCCCTGGGGCTCGCTCGCAAGTTCGAGGCGGAAGAAGAATTCCGTCCGGCGTGCCTAACCGCCGGCCCACTCGTGTTGGGGCGCTAGTGATGCCGATCGACCGCCGCATGGTCCGCGTCACGATCGAACGAACGACGCCGACGATCGACCCATCAGGCGCCGTGCCGGCCGATGAATGGGAACCGATCGCCGCGCCGCTCTACGCGACGGTACGGCCGCTCGGGGGAAAGGAGATGTGGACGGCCCCGCAGTTCGTCGCCACCGAACAGCTTGAGTTCCGGCTGCGCTGGTCACGCCTGGTCGCCGACGTGTCCCCGGTCGACCGTCTCGTTATTGTCGGCGAAAGCGACATCTACGACATCATGGGTGCGCACGAGGTGGGGCGCCGGAGGGGCTTACGCATTCTCGCCTCGCGGCGGGCCGCCTAGCGCTTCGGCTTGCCCTTGGGCGCTGGCTGCGCGTCGACGTGGGCCTGGAGGACGATCTCGACATAGCTCGACAGCGACCGACGATCGGCCTCAGCCAGGGCCTCAAGGGCGGCCTTCAGATCGGGCTGAATGCGGATGCCTAGCGGCGCAGTTTTCTTCATGTCTGCACTTGTATGCAAATGTCATTGACTTAGCAAGGGTATTGACGTAGGTAATTGTTTGCATATGTTTGCCTGTAGGAGAACGACACCATGACAGAAGGTTTTGAAGTCTTCCGCCCGCCGGGTTCGCCCGAGGCAAATCTTGCCGACGCCATCCAGCGTGCCATCGCCATTCGCGAGGCAAGCTGGGACGGCAGCCGCTACACGATCGCCTGGTCGGACGCGGCGGCGACCGCGACGACTGTTCCGGCCTGGAGAGAGCTGATCGCGCCGATGATGCAGTCGGGCTTCAGCGACTTCACCGACTGGGCGGATCGCTATGCGACTGCGCCCAAATCATTGAGTTGATTGCGTAAAATCAAAGGCCCCGCGCGGCGGTGTGCATCGCCGAGCAGGGCCATCACCCACCTCCCCGAGCAAAGGAGACATGAGATGTTGAACTTATCCACAGCCCTCGCCGACCGCGCAAGCGGCCTCGGAATTTTCGCACAGCTTTGGCGACCGGCGCCGGCCGATCTGCCCCCGCCGGCCGTGGTCCCGGACCCTGAACCCTTGCCGACGTTTGCCGAGGAAAAGGTCGGCAAAGCTAAGAAACGATCGCAGTCCCGCTACGCAAGCGTGCTGGAAATCCTTGCCATTCTGCGAGAGGCCCGCCGGCCGCTCACCGTCTCGGAGCTAGCGGCCGAAATGGGGTGCTGCGTCGGCGAGGCCAGCAAGCGCGTCACGGCCGCCGGCAAGCTGCTCAAGAAGCGCCGGGACGGCCGATGCGTCTACGTCAGCACGGCGCAGCTCACGCTGTCAGCTTGGAACAAGGCGCACGACGCGCTGAAGGGCAAATGACAGTTGCCAAATCAGTAGACGCGGCGTACATCGATGCTATGTACGCCGCGTCTATGGATGCCACGATGACCGACGGGCCGATGTTTACGATCGAGGATACAGCGAGAGCGGCCGGAATCACCCCGAACACGCTTCGCCAGCAGTTCACGCGCGGGCATTTCGACGCGATCCCGATCAAACCGGCGGCGCATCCTGGTGATCCACGGCTCCTATCGACCAACAGCGTGCTCGCCGTCGCCATCGCAAACGCACTTGCGCGCCTCGGCGTGCCGCTGTCGCGGGGCGCTCAGGCGGGCAACACGTTCGCCCACTCCAACAGCGGCATCCCGCCGCGCGCGCATCCCGGCGCGCTGTACGACCGTGGAGACCGAACGTTCATGGGCGTGCCTCCGGGCGACCGCCCAATCGAGATTTTTCGGCTCGGTGCGCAGTTCTCGGGCATCGAGTTGGCTACCGCCATAGGCGGCGAGGTCGGGGTCATCGCATGCCTCAACCCCATCGTCGAACGCGTGGAACAGGAGTTGAAGCGCCATGAGGGATGATGTGTTTCTCGGCTACGCCACGGACCCCGCGTTCATCCAACGGTGCATCGCCCTGGACGATCGCCTCGAGCGCGAGAGCATGACGGTCCAGGAGTGCGCCGACGTGCTCGAGATGCCCGTCCACCTCTTCGCGATGATGTTCGGCCCGCTCTTTCTGCCGCACATCATCGTGCCGCCGGTCCAACCGATCGGCACGCGTCACTAGTTTCACGGAGGCGTCCCCCAGTGGCAGCGCGGCCCTACCCCAAGTGATGTGCTGCCTCCGTGTCCCCGCGTTCGGGGCATCGGGCACATCACAGGCCGCACCCAATTCGCCCATGTGGGCAAAGCGTGCATGCGTATCAAAGAAGTAGGAAAGCAAAATGCGTTTGCATGAGATGATCGAAAAGCGCGCCAATGCCGTCGCGGCGATGCGCGCACTTCAAGACCTCGCCGACAAAGAGAACCGAGACCTCAGCGAAGCCGAGGGCACGGAGTTTGCGAACCACAAGACAACCATCGTCGCGCTCGACAAGAAGATCACCCGCACGCAGGAACTTGAGACTTTCGAGCGCGCGGCGCCTGCCACGATCGCGCGTAAGGGCGACGGCACTTATGAGCAGCGCGCAGGCGACTTCTCCATCGTCAAGGCCATCCGCGCGGCCATGCCCCGCGACATGGGCGGCGGCGATGTGGACGCCGGCTTCGAGCGCGAGATCAGCGCCGAAGTTCAGCGCCGCACGGGCAAGACTTTCCAGGGCATCGCGGTGCCCGATGAAGTCCTCAAGCTCGAACAGCGTACCCTGCTCGCCGGCTCCACAGCCGCCGATCTGGTGCCGAACACGCATCGGGCCGACCTGTTCATCGACCGCCTGCGGTCGGCCGTCGTTTGCGAGAGATTAGGCGCGACGGTCCTCGACGGCCTGATCGGCACGGTCGACATTCCAAAGCAGACCGGCTCGTCGAGTGCGCAGTGGGTTGGAGAAGATGGTTCGCTCACGGAGACGGATGCGACCTTCAGCGACGTGACGCTCGCCCCCAAGACGGTCGGCGCCATGACGTCATACAGCCGGCGCACGCTGCTCAATAGCGCGCCCGGCATCGAGCAAATCGTCCGCAACGATCTCACCAGCGTCCTCGCCAACGAGATCGATGCCAAGGCGATGCGGGGCACCGGCATGTCGAACACGCCGACGGGCATCGTCAACATCGTCGGCGTGCACGAGATCACGGGCGCCGCGACCATAACCTGGGACGACGTTCTCGAATTCATCGCGTCGATCGAGCACGCCGACGCCGCGATCGGCACACTCGGGTGGGCATTCAACTCTTGGGTCTCCAAAAAGCTGCGCGGTACCACCAAGGTCACGAGCGATGCCGGCGCCGGCTTCCTGATGGACGCACCGGGCATGCTCGCCGGCTATCAGGCCGCGATCACGAACGCCCTGCCAGGCACACCGGCAACGTCGCCTGCGACCGCCGCAACGATGATCTTCGCCGATTGGAGCCAGCTGTTGATCGGTCGCTGGAGTGGCGTCGATCTACTGCTGAACCCTTACGAAGCGACGGCCTACGCCAAGGGCCGCGTGATCGTGCGGGCGATGCAGGACCTCGACATCCAGGTCCGGCATCCTGAGTCGTTCGCGTTTGCCGACGACGTGGCGGTGTAACGATGGAGCGCCGCGCCGCCATCGAATTGCGTGCTGTTGGGGGCAAAGTCCCGCGTCTCGTCGGCCATGCCGCCGTCTGGGATGCCCCCTCGGATGACCTCGGCGGATTCACGGAAGTGATCCGCCGGGGCGCCTTCACGCGGTCGCTTGCGGCCAACGTGCTGGACCCGCTGGCGCTCGTGCACCATCTCCCCCATTTGGTGCTCGGGCGCCGGTCGGCCGGCACGCTCAAACTCAGCGAGGACGATCGCGGCCTCGCCTTCGATGTGGAGATGCCCGACACGCAGACCGCACGCGAGCTGGCGGTCAGTGTCGAGCGCGGCGATATCAGAGGCGCCAGCTTCGCCTTCACGGTCGCCAAGGGCGGCGACCGCTGGACGCCGACCGAGAGCGGCGCCCTGCGCGAGCTGCTCGACGTCGACCTGCACGAGATCAGTATCACCGCCACGCCAGCCTATCCCGACACGGACGTGGCCAAGCGCGCCCTGCTCACCCTCGCACCGCGTCCGCGCCTGGGCCGGCTGCGTCGCTTCCTGGAGACGTGCGGATGAAAGCCTGGATCAAGCGGATCATCTCGCGCGCGCCGGAGCTTCGGTCGCTGAGGACGTTCGATTACTGGTCAAACCGTTTCACGCAGGTATCGGCTGGCGGCTATACCGGCCCCGACTCGGCGAGCGGTCACGCGGTCGCACTGCGCTGCATCCAGTTGATCTCCGAGAACCTGGCCATGGTGCCCTTCCGGCTCTACGCCCGTGAAGGCGACGGCGGCCGCGCGCCGGCCGAACAGCATCCGCTCTACGACGTGCTTCAGCACGAGTTCAACCCCGAGATGACCGCCTTCGACGGGCGGGAATTCCTGCTCGCCTCGATCCTCGTGCACGGCAATGCCTACGCCCGGATCGAGCGCGACGTGCGCGGCCAGGTCACGGCCCTTTATCCCTACGCGGCACCCTCAGTTGCAGTCGAGCGTCGGCCATCAGGGCGCATCCTCTACACCGCCAGCAAGCCGGATGGCACGGCCGATCGCCTGCTCGATGGCGAGATGCTGCATCTCCGATACCGCCGCGCTGGCGATTCCATGCTCGGCTTGTCGCCGATCGCGCTCGCGCAACAGACCTTCCGCGTCGCACTCGCACAGCAGACGCAGGCGGTCGCACAGGCCGAGAACGCCTTCAGGCCGGCCGGCATGCTCGTGTTCCCCAAGCCGGTCAACGCTGAGGCGATGCAGAAGTCGAAGGACGACTTCACGGCCAAAGTTATCGGCGCCGCCAAGGCCAACGAGATCATCGTCATGGACGGCGGCCTCGAATGGAAAGCGTTCAACATCTCGGCGAAGGACGCCGAATTCCTCGAAAGCCGCAAGCTGTCCAACCTCGACATTGCTCGCATCTTTGGCGTGCCGCCAACGGCCGCAGGCATTCCCGACCACGCGACCTATTCCAACGTCGAGCAGGAAAGCACGGCCCTGGTCGCGCGCTGCCTCTCGCCGATGGCACGGCGCATCGAGCAGCAGATCATGGGTGACCTGCTCAGCCGCGATGCACGGCGCTCGCTGTTCGTCGAGCACGACTTGCAGGGCTTGCTGCGCGGCGACCAGAAGGCGCGGTACGAAAGTTTTATGATCGGCCGGCAAGGCGGATGGCTCAGCCAGAATGAGATCAGGGGATTCGAGAACCTGCCCAAGATCGACGGCGGCGACGAGTATCTCACGCCGCTCAACATGGCGCCGGTCGGCGGCCGTCAGCAGGAGGCCGCATAGTCATGCGCAGCCGGCTTCAGGGCGAGCACCAGGCGGCGAAGTCGCTCGGCATCGAGGTGGCGACCTTCCGGCATCTCGTCGCCTGCGGCCGACTGCCGAAGCCGCTCGCCGATCTTGGTGACTTGTACGACATGAAAGCCGTCCACGCCGCGCTCGATCGCTTGTCGGGCATCGGCAGTAGCACCAATGCCCTCGATCGCTGGAAGGAGACGCGCGGTGCGCATCGAGCTTAAGGGCATCCACAGCGTCGTCATGCGGCTGAAGTCCGGGCCGGTCAGGTATCACTACGCCTGGCGTGGCGGCCCGCGCCTGAAGGGCGAACCGGGCTCGCCGGAATTCATCGCCTCGTACCAGGCGGCCCATCGTGGCCGTAAGGAGCCGAACGCCGGCACCCTGCACGCGGTCATCGTCGGCTTCAAGAAGTCCCCCGAATTCACCGGCCTCGCCCCCCGCACCAGGCAGGACTACACCGGCCATCTCGCGCGCATCGAGACCCACTTCGGCACCTTGCCCCTCGACGCCCTTGATGATCCCCGCGTCTCGATGGAATTCATCGAGTGGCGTAACACCCTCGCCGCCGGGGCCAAGCAGCGCGACTATGCCTTCACCGTGCTGATGCGGTTGCTGTCCTGGGCGCGGACGTGCGGCCTCACGACCTACCGCCCGCCGGAGCGCCTGGCGCGGCTGTATCACGCCGATCGGAGCGAGCGCATTTGGAGCGAGGCCGATATCGCGGCCTTCATGGGTGTGGCGCCGCTGCCGTTGCAGCGCGCGCTCGTGCTCGCCCTGGAAACCGGGCAGCGCCAGGGCGATCTGCTGAAGCTCAGCTGGACGAACTACGATGGGACGTGGATCAGGTTGCGCCAGTCTAAGACCGGCCGGCTCGTCAACATCCCCGTGACGAAGCGGCTGCGCGCCATCCTCGACACGACGCCCCGCACAGCTATCACGATCCTCACTCATTCTCAGCGCCGCCCCTGGAAGGCGAACGCCTTCCGGGCCGCCTGGGGCATCGCCAGTCGCCGCGCCGGCCTCTCGGACCTCACCTTCCATGATCTGCGCGGAACGGCCGTCACGCGCCTCTCTGAGGCCGGCTGTACGCCACAAGAGATTGCGACCATCACCGGCCACGCTCTGCGCGACGTCGGCGCGATCATCGACAAGTATTCGGCACGCACGGACAAGCTCGCCATCGCGGCGATTGCGAAGCTCGAACGGGCCGAAGCGAGAACGAAAACTGTAAAAGGCCGTGTAAAAGATGGGGGAGCTTGA